CCGCTTGGCTCGTAGATATTTCTGGGTCAGGAAACTCTGCGTATGCCCAACTAGCCTTCCAAGTTCGCCGCACTGGCACTGCCACGGTGCTTGATACGTGGACCGTAGACCTCAACGCGGAAGCTCTGTAATGGCAGACAACGTCGTCCAGATCCGCTCTCTCCCCGGCATCAAGCGGGACGGCACCAAGTTCGAGGGTGACCAGTACGTTGACGGGCAGTGGGTCCGCTTTCAACGTGGCTTGCCTCGTAAGATGGGCGGCTATCGCTCGGTCAACAAGTTCCTGCGCGGCTTGCCCCGCACGCTCACGGAGTACACGCAGGATCTGCTGACCTATGTCCACGCCGGATCGGCTAACCTCGTCGAACGGTTCTACATTGACGGCACGTACAACACGAGCGTCATCAGCAACCGCACGCCGACATCGAGCTTCACGGCCAACGACGGAAATCTCTGGCAGTTTGCCCTCGGCTATGATCTGACGAACGGCAACCAGCTTGTCGCGCAGGTCGCGCCGAACTTGAACTGCATCTGCAACAGCGACGGCGGCGAGCTCTTCGTCGGCGACCTTCTCGCCACGACCGCCTTGACGCGAGTTACGGCTGTTCCCGCAAATTTCAGCGCCACTGGCGGCGTCGTATCGCTGCCTCCCTACACTGTTGTTTTTGGCAATGACGGCTACGTTGCGTGGTCGGTTCCGAACGGACCTGACGACTTCACCAGCTCCGGTGCGGGGAATGCCTATGTGACCGGCCAAAAGATTGTGCGCGGCATGCCGTTGCGCGGCGGCCCCGGTAACAGCCCCTCGGGCCTCTTGTGGTCCGCAGACAGCATTGTGCGTATGACATACATAGGCGGAACGCCAGTCTTCCAATTTGACACAATCAGCACCGAGAGCTCAATCCTGTCGGCGCAGTCGGTCATCGAGTATGACGGCGTCTTCTATTGGATTGGGACCGACCGCTTCCTGATGTTCAACGGCGTCGTGCGCGAGGTCCAGAACAATCTGAACATCAACTTCTTTTTCGACAACCTGAACTATGCCCAGCGGCAGAAAGTGTTCGCGGTAAAGGTGCCACGCTTTGGCGAGATCTGGTGGTGCTTCCCGTTCGGCGACAGCCTCGAGCCGAACCACGCCGTTGTCTACAACGTGCGCGAAAACATCTGGTACGACACGCCGCTGCCCAACGGTGGTCGCGGCGCGGGCTTGTTCCCTGCCGTGTTCCGCAAGCCGCTCATGTCGGGCGTCGAGCAGCAGAATTACGAGGCCACTGCGGTCACAATCACGGCGGCAGGCACCGGATACGCCGTGGGCAACACCCTACTCGTCAGCGGCGGGATCGATGTCTTTCCGACTGAGCTGACTGTGACGACGGTCAACGGCAGCGGAGGTATTACCGGCATAACCATCACCAACGCGGGCAGCTACACAACGCCGCCAACCAACCCTGTGTCGGTCACAGGCGGCGCAGGCTCTTCGGCCACGTTCACTTTGACCTTTGTCCAGCCCTACAAGTTCTGGGTGCATGAGGTCGGGACGGACGAGATTGACGGCACAGTGGTTAACCCAATCCTCTCCTACTTCGAGACGGGCGACATGTCGCTTCCAGTCCAGTCGCAGACCAACAAGGCCCTTCAAGTCCTTATGCTGGAACCTGACTTCGTGCAGTCTGGCGACATGACCGTGCAGGTCATGGGCCGCGCCAACGCTCGCGCGCCGGAAGTGAACGGCGAGCTCAAGACGATCTACGAAAACCCGCAAACGCCGCAAGAGCAGGTCATCTATTTTAAGGACCAGCGGCGCGAGATGCGCTTCCGTTTTACGAGTAATGCCATCGGCGGAAACTACGAGATGGGCCTTATTCTTGGGCACGTCCAGCCCGGCGACGGCACGGTCATCGGCTGATGGCTATCAATCCCATCGGTATGTCATTGCTCGAATGGGCAGATGCTGTTATATTGACCACGAATGATGCTTGGGCGTTTGGGAAACTGGACGACGAAGCTGATTGGCAACGATGGGCCACAGGGTTTGTACGCGCGTCTCCCTTTACGCAGCGCGCCCTGCCTGACCCCTTTCAATTTACGGACTGGCGCGAGTGGGCTATGCGGGTTTATCCAATGCTTGAGGAACAAAACTGATGTATATCCCCGGCTTCACCAACTATTTGGAAGCGTCCATACCTGAGTATGGCGCGGAACCAATCATGGATGCGCCCCAGCGTGCGCTGGTCGAGCCGATGACACAGGAGGCCGTCGCGCCTGCCGAAGTGCCCTTCGATATTAATAGTTTGGCTGGCTTGGATTTAAGCGGCCTGAACAGCCTGTACGGGATGAACTTCGGTTCTAACTTCGGCGGCGGTGGCGCTGGGGGCGGCATATACCAAGCCGATCCGAACCTACAATACATCGGCGCACCAAAGTCTAACAAAGGCAACCCCACCTCGCGAACCGGCGGCAACACGTTCGCGGTGCGGGCTGACCAGCCGGTGCGCCTCGTTGACCATCGCACCAACCAGATCGTGTTCGAGGGCACAGGCTTTGACGCCGCGCGCAAGGCAACTGAATTAGGTCAGGGCTTGACGAACCAGTTTGGTCGCAAAGCGAACTACAGCATTCAAACCGCCGACCCGTCCGGTAACTACTCAACCGTTGCGTATGAGAAGAAGAACAAGAGCGTTCTCGGCAAGATTGGTGACGTAGTCGGCACGGTGGCTCCTTTGGCATTAGGCTTCGTACCGGGCTTCGGCCAGCTTAGCCTTCTTGCAAAAATGGGCGCTGCCGCTGGCGCAGGTGGCTTAGGCGCTGCGCTCAAGGGCGACGACATCCTTAAAGGTGCCTTACTCAGCGGCGCTACTGCGGGCCTAGTAAGCGGCACGGGCCTTGATAAAGCGATTGGCGGTGCCCTGAGCAATGCTACCAAAGGCGTAGCACAAGGCGCGGCGCAGGGAGCCGCACAAGGTTTAAGCGATGACATCGTTGTCACCGCGCTTTCTCGGCTTGCCCAAGGCACAGGCGGCGCACTCGGCCAAGCGGCTCTATCGGAGGCAGGCAACGCCGCCTCGCGTGCGCTAAGTGGCTACAAAACGCCAGCCGAGCAGTTTGCGCAGCAGCCGCTGCCCGAGGCATTTCAGCCTCCAATAGACGACACTATTAACGTAATCGCAAACCGAGCGGCGTCCGCTGCGCCAAATTACGGCGGAGCACTAGCCAACACCCTCGGCCCTATAGCCACAGAGTTTCTACCGAAGGGTGCTTTGCCCGAACCTCTGCCGTCGGAACCAACCCCTGTAACGGAACCAACCCCTGTAGCGGAACCCGCGCCAGTGGACGACAGCATCGTTGTCAGCGGCAACAGGTTCGTATCTGGATCGGGATCACCGTTCGCAGCGGCGGTCCCTATCCCCGTAAACGCAATGCTTTCAGGCGCGTTGAGCGCCGCAGAGCCTGCGCCTGCGGAAAAGACAGCAGAAGAGATTGAAGCCGAAAAGAACCCGATTGTCGTCACAGCTCCGACAAACCTGTTGCCCGCTGACTTCGTCACCTCTGCCGCAGCAGCCGCAGCCGCCAACGCGGCAAACGGCATGGGTGACGCCCCCGACCGTGCGGAGATGACGGACGAGGAACTAGACACGTACATGAACTCCGACGCGGCGACTAAAGGCTTGTCCCTTTCGGACATCGCCGACTATCTGCGCCTCGGCAGCACAGGCGTTGGCCTAATCGGTGGTCTGATTGAGGGCGGCAAGGGCGGCTCCTCGGGCGTTCGCTATCCGGGCGGCGGCACGGGGACGCTCAACCCGCTGTTCTCAGCCAAGCTTCCTGCACCGAACATGCCCGGCGCGACTGGCAACTTCGCCGCTCGGCCACAGTCCGACTTTGCCGTAGTAAACGGCCAACCTCGTGACTGGACGCGGTACGGCTTCGGCCCCGAGGCGAGCTTCTTTAACTACGCGTCGCAGCCCGGCTCTGCGCCTGTCAGCGCGCCTATCACCACACCTATTCCAAACGAGCCTAGCGCCCCTGCGATGTACGCCCCCGACGTCGACAACATGCGCTTCGCACGGGGCGGCTCGCCCAAGCGTAACGCATTTGCAGTCAGCGGCCCCGGCACTGGCCGCAGCGACGACATCCCTGCGGTGCTGTCCGACGGCGAGTATGTGATGGACGCGGAGACCGTGGCCCTGCTGGGCGACGGATCGAGCAAGGCGGGTGCCGAAGCTCTGGATCGGCTGCGCGTTAATTTGCGCAAGCATAAGGGACAAAAACTTGCTAAGGGCAAGTTCAGTGTAAATGCAAAACGGCCAGAGCGTTATCTGGTAGGAGGACGTATCTAATGGCGCTCAGCGACTTCTTGAACAACGGCCAAATCCCCGCAGGATCTGCGGTCAAGTCTACGACCAGCCAGACGGTGCTGCCCGAGTGGTACACCAACTACGCTATGCAGCTCTTGTCGAACCAGCAGGCTGTCCAGAACCGCCCATACGAGACGGCTCCGATGCCGCGCGTTGCGGAGTTTACACCGGGCCAGCAGCAGGGCTTCGGGATGACCAACACGGCGGCCAGCGCGTACCAGCCCGGTCTGACGGCGGCCACAGACGTGACCAAAGCGGCCCTCGCCGCTCCCGGCGCTCTGCCCACCGCGCAGCCATATGTGACGCAGGCAGGACAAAGCACAGTCGCCAACATCGGCCAGTACATGAACCCATACACGGAGCAGGTCGTCAAGCGGATCGGTGAAGTGGGCCAACGCAACCTGACCGAGAACCTTCTTCCCGCTATCGAAGGCCGCTACATCCAATCAGGTCAACTCGGCTTCGGCGCTCGTGAGGGTGCGGGAACGCCATCAGGAATGCTGACGGACACGGCACGCGCTCTCCGCGACACCAGCTCCGACATCCTCGGCAAGCAGACAGAAGCCCTTCGCAGCGGCTTCACTGAAGCTGCGGGTCTCTCTGCGGCTGATCTGGCGCGCATGGGCCAACTCGGCCAGATCGTCGGCGGCCTGCAAACTTCCGACCTCACACGCCTCCTTTCAGGCGGAGAGCAGCTCGGCGGTCTCGCCGCATCCGAACAGGCCCTCGGCCTCAAGGGCGCGCAGGCTGTCACGGGCGTCGGCGCAGAGCAGCAGGCTCTCAACCAGAAGAACCTTGACGTCGCCTACAGCGACTTCCTCAAGCAGCAGGGCTACCCGCAAGAGCAGATTGACAAGGCCCTCGGCACGTTCCGTGGTCTGGCGGGCGCAGCACCCGGCGCGACGATTGACGAGGGCATCGTTCCTAGCGGCGTGGACTATAAGGGCACGCCAACGACTGCGGCGACAATCGCAGGCGCTCTGTCGGGCCTTGGCGGTGTACTGGCTGGCGCTAAGGAAGGCTCCGCCCTCAGCAAGTTGCTGGGCTTCGGCTAATGGATAAAACTTTTATCACCCAGCAGAACTATGATGACTTGGTTGCGCAAGAAGGCCAAGAGGCGGCTGACCAGTTCATGCGCAAGTACGACCTTGCGGTCCGCCCGAACGAAGTTGAATTTAGGCCCGTTTCTGGTATGAGCGCCGGTGGAGAAGACGATATGGACCCCGAGGCAGATTTTGCTGTTGCAGATGAGGACGCCGCAGACAACACAGGCGAAGAGGGATCGAGCCTTGCCGTTGCGGGCCCCAAGTCTGATACCTACACCGACTGGGAACAAGACCAACTTGCCTTCATGAAGAAGGCACAGGACCAACGGTTGAAGCAGTTCAATGACGCAAAGGCCTACATCGAGAAGAACTATCGCGGACCTAGCCTGTCCGAGCAGCTCTTCGCAATGTCTCAGGCCTTTCTGAGCCCAACCAGCATGCCCGGCTTTAAGGGCACACTGGCGAACATCAGCCCTGTCTTCGGCCAGATTGCCAAAGCGCAGCGCACCGCTGAAGAGCAGCGCGCCGAGGCTCTCATGAAGCTTCAGCAGCAGTATCAGACGGGCGAGTTGGGCGCGGAAGGCGAGGCGCTCAAGAACCGTCTGGCCGTCATCAAAGCGCGCGCAGCCGCGAACAAGCCGCAGTATATCCGCACTGAAGATCCTGTGTCGGGCAAGGTCACTATCACGCCTGTTTTCCCGAATGGGCAACAGGGTACCGCAGCGGGGAACGGCCCGACGCTTGAGAACACGCGGTACATCCGCAACCAAGCCGACATGATCAGGCTGCCGCCTGAAATCAGATACTTCATCGCGGTGGACGACCCGAACCAGACACCACGCCCGATCCCCGGAAGGTAAAAGCTATGGCTCAAAAGAAAGATTGGTGGGAAAGCTACGAGGAGGCAGGAGGTCAAGGCTCCCCCTCGCGCAGCATCGTTGTGCAGCCCGGTTCCCCCGTGAAAGAAAGGGAAATCGAAGCGGGGATTGGGCAGAAGCAAGCGGGGGCCGCATCCTCGGCAGCTTCTGCCGAACAGACGCGGACGCTGCTTCCTGCCAAGGCGAGCAAAGCTCAGTCTGACGCCGAGCTGGCGCAGATTAAGACTGAAGCCGCTCGCATGGCGTTGGAAAAGGCAAAGGCGCTCATGCGCAACCGTCCGGTCGGCGACGCGCTGACCGAGGCGCAGAACCTTGTTCTGACAGAAATCAGGAACGCTGTTAAGGCACGCAAGCTTAGCCGTGACATGTTCGGCGCAAGCGGCCTCGGGCAGGGTATCACGTCAGCGTCTATATTCTCCGGCTCTCCGGCAAACAGCGTCCTTGCGCTTCTCAAACCCATTCAGGCGAACACGGCCTTTACCAAACTGCAAGACATGCGCGCCAAAAGTCCAACGGGCGCGGCACTGGGTGCCGTGTCGGATCGTGAACTTCAGTTGCTCTACAGTACTGAGGACGCGATTGACCCTGCGGCGAGCGACGAAGTCTTTCAGGACGGCATGGGCACGGTCATCAGGAACCGACTGACAGTCGCCAACCGCCTCGGCATCTCCCCCGAAGCTTTGGCCGAGGCCCTCGGGCCAGAAGAAATCCAGACCTTTGGCTCGGACATCAAGTCCTACCGCTTCGTCCCTGAAGATGTGAAGGCGCTTCAGGCGTATGTTGCGAAGACCAAGAAGGATGGCACCTTCGACCCGACGGACTTTGCCGCACTTATGGGCAGCGCATACTACAACGCCACTGGCCGCGAACCAGACGAGAACTTTGTAAAGAATGCTCTCGACACCGGCATGAACTTGCAGACCAGTGAGGGCGCAGGTCTTTCGGACTTTAGCTATGAGCAGGCCGACAAGGACGCGCAGAAGATGCTCGGCGTTCAAGCCAATGCTGGGGGCAAGACCGAACTTGGCTGGGGCGAAGTGCTCGGCGGCGCGGCGTTGAACTTTATCCCGAGCACCTTTGAGCTTGCATACGATACGGCCAAGGCCCTGACTGTCGATCTGCCTGACACGGTTGAGAGCCTTGTGAAGGTCGTTGGCGGCGCGACTGGCCTCACAGACGACACCCAGTATGAGGCCCTGAAGAAATACTACATGGATCGTTACGGGAGCATTGAGGGCTTCAAACAGGCCCTCATGACAGACCCAGCGTCTATCGCCGCTGACATCGCGGGCCTCGCAACAGGCGGTGCTACGATCCTTGCGAAGACTGCGGGCCTTGCGTCCAAGGTCGGGAAGATCGGCGCACTATCGAACGCGGCCAAAGCCGCTGAAGGTTTCGCCAGTGTCGCTGAAGGCTTCGCCACTGGTGCGAGTAAGCTGGACCCAACACGCTTGGCGGTTGGCACAACCAAACTTGGCGCAAAGGCCCTTGGCAATGTGGCGGAACAGCTCGCTGTGAACGCCCCTGCTCGCATGGTTGGTGCGACGGGCGCTGACGTCAAGCAGGCCTTCAGTGCTGGCAAGCGCGGATCTCAGGAGTTTGTTGAGCAAGCAACGGAAACGGGCGACGTTCTCGATCCCTTGGCTAAGGCCGACGCAGCCCTTAGCGAACTCTATCTGAACCGCAGCCGTGATTATACGCGCCGCATGAAGAAGCTAAAGCAAAATCCAGAAATCTTGTCCTTTGACGATGTCGAACAGGCTATTGAAGGCGTCCGCAATGTTGGGCGGCATAAAGGCATCGACATTTCTGGTGCTGGCGGCGTGTGGGACGAAATCGACGCGAAGTACATGGAGTTCTTCGACAAGGGTCTGAACAGCATCGAAGACTTTGATGCGATGAAGCGCGCGATTAAGGAAATCGGCAGCCGCTACCAAGTCGGTACGCCTGAGTTCAAGGTCGCGAATGATGTCGCAAAGTCGATCAACGCCACCATCACCGCAAAAGCTCCCATATACTCCAAGGTTATGGGCGACTATCGTCTAGCGAGTGATACCCTCGCCGACGTGAAGGCATCGATTGGTGCAGGTGCAAAGAGTGCAGATACCACCCTCTCGAAGCTCATGCGTGCGCAGTCCGGTAAAGGCCCGCGTGGCAACTCGGTTATCCAATTACTTGAGAGTACGAAGAGCGGCAAGGGTCTTGGGGACATGCTGGCAGGACGCAACCTGTCGAGCACTGAACCCCGTGGCATGGCACCAAGCATGATGACGACTGGGGGTGCTGCTGCGGGTTCTCCTGAGCTTCTTCTCGCCTCCACGCTATCGCCTCGCGGCCTTGGCATGAAGGCCTATGAGCTGGGCGAAAAGTACGGCGCAGCAGAGCGCGGTATTGGCGCAGCGGGCCGCATGATTGGCGCGGATCAGTACATCCCGAAGGCAGTCAATCTGGTGCAGGAGTATACGCCGGGCGTGAAGCGCGCCGTCTTCGGCATGCAGCCTATCATCCAGAGCCAGCAAGACCCGTTCACCCTCACGACGGTCACTCCTGAAGAGCGCAAGAACGCCCTGATGGCGCGCTACGCCGCAACGGCCATACCGCAGGCTGCCTTGGTGGAGCGCGCGCCGCTGTCGCTTGAGCAGTACCGCGTTGGCCTTCCGGGGGAGGGCAGAACGGATCTGACCGAGCTTTTGAAGATGTATACAGGCGAAGACAACGAACAGCCCGTTGAAGAAGAGCAGCCCGGATTTGCGCGCGGCGGCATCGTCATGGCACCGAGCATGTTCTAATGGCACAGGATTATAGCTCGAAGGGTTTAGGTTAATGACTGGTAGCGTTTCATCCCGCAAAAAGAATGCCGAAAGGGCCCGCCAACGTCGTATCGATGCGATGAAGGTGGAACGCCGCCGCGCCAATGAAGCCGCGACATCCAACGCAGGAAAGCTCGGCAGCGGGATTGCGTCGATACCGAGCCGCGTCGTGAAATACGCCAAAACCTCTACGCCTTCGAGCGTTGTTCGTGACGTCAAAAATATTGCCACGTCCACTTACGATGCGGCGGTGGAAGATCCGAACGCGTTTATCGAAGACGCGATATTCTCTCCGCTTGCGGCTATCCGTGACTTTGGTGATGCGCGCGCAATGGCGCAAAAGCTCCGTGAGCAGGGCCGCTATGCCGAGGCAGAAAAGATGGAAGCACTGGCGGGCACTGCTGTAATGGCCGCCGTGCCTATCCTCGGACGGCCCGCAGGTGTTACACTGCGCAACGCAGTGAAAACCGCAGAAAAGACGGCTATAAAAGACGCGGTGAAAGGTGCTACGAAGGCGGCACCCTCGGACCTAACTGTAACGCCGAAGGCGACCACAATAATCGCCGGTGTCGAAGAGAAGAAACCTTCGCGGGCCATCCAGCGTTTTGCCGAGCCGCGTTCTGGCCCAAGCACAAAAGAACGCCCCCTCGCCCAAACAAGGACACCTCTACCCGAAACAGCGCCCGCGCTACCGTCCAGCGTTTCTGGTTCGTTTGATGCCAGCCAGAACGTCCCGATGACCTATAAGGGCATGCAGCCTTGGGAACTGACTAGCACCCAGATGGCTGATCTCGGCGATACGCTGGGCGTGCCAAATCTTGGGCCACTGAACGAGCCTGTCTCCTTTCCTTATGAGGCAGGCGGTGGTGAACGCTTCGACATACCGGGCGGCCTCGAAGGCAGGTTCACCTATGAAGACATGGCGAAGATGAAAGCTTCGGGCATCGATCCATCGCGGATTGATCCTGAACTGCACCGTGGCATCCAGCGTAAGCTGATGCTGTCAATGGACGAGCCTGAAGGTCTCTCGGACGCCAAGGTGCTTTCGGGCCTGACCTTTGGCTACACCTCACCAAACAACCCGCTGACACCAAACCAACTCGCGACATCGCGCCTTCGTATGAACTCGATGGAAGATTTGGATCGCATCATAAATAGCAGGCCGTGGGAGCTTTCCGACGCGGTCACGAAAGATCAGCGAGAAGCTTTTAGCGAAGATCTTGCCAATCGGTTGGGCTTGGGTGCTGCCTCAAAGGGCGGGATAGGCGCACGCGGCAGCGTCGACTATTCCGGTTATACCGACTTTTTAGATCTGTTCCGTCGCGACCCCTCCTTCTTCCACCGTGGTGCGGACGAAGCATGGCCCGCACTGGTGGAGCGCATAGCAACGCAGGTGCCGGGCTTGTCGAACAAGACTGGATCTTTTGGCGTTGCGTGGCAGCCAAATGCTGGGGTGTCGGCTATCGACCGCCACATGGCAAACAGGTACATGGACACAATCTTGGCTGATCCAGCCAAGCGAGATGCCTTTGAAAAACGCGCCTTGAACCTTGCGGCGACCCGTGCTGCCAAAGAAGGGAAAGAGGCACCCACGAACTTTGCTGATTTGAACAAAGGTCTGGTGCAAGAGCTTCTTCTGGCGGAAGTTGGCAACTCGCCTTCTCCGAAGTTCCGCATGAAGTCTGGTGAGGTGAACCCCGCCGTCCCCGACTATCTTGCCGATGTTGACTGGATCTCTGAACCGCAAAAAGCGGAACTAATGGGGCAGACCTACAAGGACGTCGTTAACGCAAACGAAGAGGCGATGGCCGGTTCAGGCCTGCACCTGTTCGGCAACCAGTGGAACATCTGGGATCGCATCCGCCAGCGCCTTGAGCCGCATGAGAATATGTTCCCCGGCCTTGAAAACATCCCGAGGCTGAACGTCGACCAGATGCGGGTTATCGACACCGCCCACGGTCTGACCGGACACAAGAACTACAGCAAAGATAGCGACTTCAGGCTCCAGCCAACGAAGGCTGGGGACTACCGGCGGTTCCGTTATTTCTCGGATGGGGGCTTCGCTGTAAAGAAGCGTGATGAGGCTTTTGCTGTCCACAAATAAATGCTGTTGATAGGCATGAAGAGAACCAGAGGCTGATCTCGTGTAGATCGGCCTCGTCCTTCACCGCCATAAACGCTTTTGCCCACGCATCCGCGTCAACGCACATGTCCTGTTCTAGTTTCCGTCTGACCTCGTGTGTCAACGCCCCTCTCCTTTGGCTTCGGCCAGCAGCGCGGCATAGGCTATGTTATCCTCGGCACTATCGGCGTGATACTCGCTGCGCGTGAACAGGCGAACAAGCTTGACCTGCTGCATGAACATCCAGCCTTCGCTCTCGGTCAGGTCGCGGCCTGTGATGGCATTGAAGGCCGTCACGATCTTGCCCATCGACCGTTCGCCCTCTGGCTCGTCGTAGGTCGCAGATCGGTCGTGCATGTGCGCCGCAGCGCGGCCCAGCAGCTCGGCGGCCTTCGGCTCTGGCATCTTGGGTGTCGCATGCGACTGGAAGCAGTCCATCGTCTTCGTCAGCGTATCATACTCGACGTCGCAGAAACTGCATATAAAGCTCTTGCTCATTTCGTTCTCCGTTTCAGTGCTTCCAACAAAACCTCTTGTATCGTCTTCTTGGACGTGAGGCGGTGCATAACGAGACTATCGACCGTGTTGCGGGCGAGGATAGGGTAGATGAAGACTGGGCGATCATAACCCGCCTGCTTCTGCCGCATCGGGCCGATGCGCTCAATGATCTGCATATGCTCTTCGAGGTTCCAGTTGACCCCATAGAAGGCCAATATATTGCCCCCATCGGCAAGGTTCAACCCGTGGCCTGCCGACGCAGGGTGCGCAAACAGGATCGGGATCTGCCCGGCGTTCCACTGCCTAATCGTGTCAGGGTCTGCGTCCAAGACCCGACCGTTACGAAAGCGATCCCGCAGCCGCGCCAAGTCATGCTTGAAATTATAGGCCACCAACACGGGCGCGCCGTTGGCTTCCTCGATGATGCTTTCCAGCGCATCCAGCTTGGCCGCGTGAACTGGCTCCCAGTTGCCCTCGTCATCTACGTACATCGCGCCGTTGGCGAGTTGCAAACACTTCTGCGTGCGCACTGCCGCGTTGACGGCCTCGACACCCTCCTCACCGATCTGCGCGAACATCTCGGTCTCCATGTCCGTGTACATGTCCCGCGCGTCGGGCGGCAGGTCGATGTAGATCGGGTTGGTGATTGGCTCGTCGACTGGCAGGCCGCGCACGGTCAGGCAGATGTCCTTGAGCCGCTCCTCGACCTCGGCCTGCGTGTGATCGTAAGGCACGAGGCTGTAGCCGTCATAGCCCTTGCGGAACCAGCGCATGGCGAAGGCAGAGAAGCTCTGACCCAGACGCTCGCCCTTGTCGAGGAACCAGATCTGGCCCCACAGATCCTTGACGCCGTTTGGCGCGGGCGTGCCTGTCAGGCCAATGAAGCGGTCGACGTGCGTGTGCGCCACCTCACCCAATGCCCGAGCGCGAGATCCGCCCTGCCGCAAGCGGAAGGACTTCAGGCGCGTGAACTCATCCGCGATCACAGTCTTGAAGGGCCACGCGTCGCCCACCGCCTTCCGCAGCCAGACAAGGTTGTCATAGTTGGTCGTGTAGATGTCGGCGGGCGTATCAAGCGCCGCTTGACGCTGCTTAGGCGTGCCGGTGATGACGCTGACGCGCAGGTGCGACAGGTGCGGCCACTTCTGGACCTCGTCAGGCCACGTAGAGCGCGCAACGCGCAGCGGGGCCAGCACAAGGGCCGGATAGACGTCCTCGACCACGGAGAGGGCCTCCAGAGCCGTCAGGGTGGTTACGGTCTTCCCGCCGCCCATCGGCATCCACAGGGCTGCCCTGCGCTCCTTGTATAGGTGCGCGAGGGCCTCTTCCTGATAGTCGTGTGGTTTGAAGGTCACGCTGCTTCCTCGAACTTGGGCCGGGCGATTATGGTCTGCGGCACGCCGTCGCGCAAGTCATGCGCCTTGATGGTGGCCTTACCGCGAACCTTCTCGCCGCGCTCAAACGCGATGCTGCCCTTGTAGACGATGACGTTGTTGCCAGCGTCGCGGAAGATCGTGATGTAGACCGTGCCGAACTGGCTGTCGAAGCTGTGCGTGCGCTCGGCGGTCAGGTCGAAGTCGCGACGCTCGCCGACCGTGCCAACGTGGTTGGTGTTGGCATCAGCGGCATTAGCTTCGGCGCGGGCAACCTCGCGACCGGCCAGCTTGTCCTTGGCTGCGGCAAAAGACTTAGCGACGGCGGCGTGCTGACCGTCGGTCAGACCGCCCCACTCATCGATGGCTTTGCGCATGCTGTCGAGGAAAGAACCGCGAGCGTAGAACGACAGGGGGTGGCTGACGATCTTGCACCCGCAGACGCCGTACTTGTTGTCTTCATGCTCATACGTGCCGTCGGCATAGCGGCAGCAGCGCGAGCCGAGCTGCTCAACACCAATGAACTCACCCTCGTTGAACAGCCAGTCGTGCAGGGTCTGCGCGTCTTCGTGCGCGGCCAGCCACTTGGCGCGGCCTGTCTTGGCGCGGTTCGCTTGGATGCGGCGGCGGATAGCGGCTTCGTAGCGGGCTTCGTTTTCGATGTACGTCATGTCGGTAACTCCGTGTTGCTGATGCCCCCTAGTGGCATATGCAACGTCAGGTTGCAACCCCCTTCTGCACTTTTTTCACTATTTCGTCGATTTCTTCTATCGACCGGGCGATGAACACCGGAAAACCGTCGTTTCTCATGCGCTCAATCTCGCGCTGCTGGTGCCCGCTAACGCGGTCCCCATCGGCTTTGATCTCGATGAAGGCCGCCTTGGGCCACGTCCACCAGACAAAGCAGTCTGGGCAGCCCCTGCGGCCCTCCCAGCGCACCTTGCGGTACTGACCGCCGCTCTTCTGCACGACGTGCTTGAGATGGTCCTGTAGGCGTCCTGCGGGCGTCACGTCAGTCCTTCCTGTACCGCTTGGTCTCAAAGCCCGCAGCGGCCAAAGGCAGGCCGCCAGACCAACTCGGGTTGGTGGACATGAGCTCGGCCAGACCGTCGCTGGTGTAGGTTGGGTTGTCCGGCGTCTCGCAGACCAACTCGTCGTGGACGCGGATGCAGACGTCGAAGCCGTCGACCTCGGCGCGCAGCATGCCGGACATGAAGACGTCGCGGGCGATTGCCTGCACTGCGTTCTCCGTCAGCTTGCCGCCATAGGTGTCGAGGCGCTCCCACTTGCGGGTGTACTGGTTCATGCCCTCATGCGTGATTTTGCCGCTCTCCGACACCTCTGGGCTCGGATAGCACAAGTACCGACCGCTCGGCAGCCGCATGCGCAGCCATGCGATGCCCTGCGTGTCCGCCTTGACGTCGAACGTGATCAGATCGCGCACGCCAAAGCTTTCGCCCAGATTGTTGATCGCCTCACGCGCGGCGGCCTCCATGTCGTACCACAGGCTGCGCGTGCGCGGGTGCGCCTTGCGCCATGCCGTGACGATCTCCTGTATGGCCTCGTCGCTCATCGCGTCAAAGACTGCGCCGCCCATCTTCCGATAGGCCCCGACGCCGCCCTGATAGCCCCCAGCGAGCTCAGGCACCTTGCCCTGAAGCTGCCGCTCGGTCTTTGTGATGTCGCCCGGATCTTTGCCGAGGATGCGTCCAGCGGTCACCTTATACAAATCGTGCCCGTCGCCGCTGTCATAGGCTTTGAAGGCTTTGATCTTCCAATCCTCGCCCGCCAGCCACGCCAGCACGCGCCCTTCGATGTTCGACAAGTCGGCGATGACCAGCTTCTTGCCCGGAGACGCGATCAACGCGCCGCGCACGCCGAAGGCGCACCGCTCGCTGATGTTGTCCCAGATGAGATCTTCGCAGTCTGCCTTAAACGCCGCGACCGTCGTCTCTTGCACGACGTCGTCAAACCAGTCAGGCGAGCGGGGCAGGTTTTGCGGCTGGAACAGACGGCCCGCATCGCGCCCTGTGCGCGCCGCGCCGCAGAACTGGATCAGGCCGCGCAGGCGACCGTCGCGTGACGTGCCGTTGAGCAGCACAGTGTATTTGGCCGGTGAAGTCGCGGCGGCCTGCTGGCGGATCTCCAACAACTCGCGCACCTGCGGATCGAGATCCCCGTCGAGCAAGTTGCTGAGGGTGCCACCCGTCAGATCTTCAGGCTCGAAGTTGAGCTTGTCCTTGAAATGGTCGAGCAGCCGCTGCCGCTGCGTGGCCGAGGTGACGTTGCCGCCAGTCAGATGGGTTGCACGAGCGGCCAGAGCTCTTGAAGTTCGGTCAAAAGCTCGGAGAGCGGATCGGGCGAAGTCGAGGTCAACGGCGATGCCACGGTCATTAATTCTTTGGTCTGTGAGCCATAGGTTGCGCTCATAGCTAGTATCGTTCCAATGCGGCAGGCGTCCATGTACGTCGCGCATCGCGTCCACATCAAGTCGGGCGTATTCGATGAAGGCTGTCCACTCATTGGGGTGCGTCTCCCGTGTTGCTCGCCGCAATTTCCAGTTCTTGGGACACGGCTTGGTGAATAGATGTATAAGCTTTTTACCTGCTTTGTCTTTAGCTTTGTCAGTCGGCACGTTCAGGACGTCGCAGAGCTGGCCCAGAGAACCCGGCAGGCTGTGCTGTAGAGCCAGCACCATCGTGTCGATGATCTTCTCTACAGGGATATGCACGCCCTGTTCGCGCAGCACGGTGCGGTCGAAGTTGCTGTTGTGAATGACGACGCTGTCGGCGCTGTCGATCAGCTCCTGTAACACCTCACGCCAGTTCGGCATGTCCTGCGTGTCCCAGACGTCCACAGGCGCGTTGTCGGCGGCCAGCGCGACGAGCATCACCTCTGCCTCTTCGGCATAGCGGTACGCCCCGTGCCGGATGTTGACGGCGCAGAAGGTTTCCAAATCGAGGTATAGGATGGTCATCGTTTGCCGTGCAGGATCTCGCTGATGCGACCGATGTTAATGTTGTGCGCCTCGGCAATATCTTGGTGTGTCATATCGGGGTTGTTGCCCGCCATGTGGCGCACCGACGCGCGGACGTCTGCCGTGATGCGTTTGCTCTTCACCGGCGCGCGGCTGTAGGTCCGACGGTATGTCTCCTGCATCAACGCGTTGATGCGCAAGTTTATCTCATACTGCCGACGGGACAGCTTTACGCCCTCATCGGTCAGCTCAGAAATCAAATCGCGGATTTGTGGTATGGTAAGTTTCATGCTGATAACTCCTTCTTTCAGGTGAGCCGCGCGCTTCGGTTATCAGCAACGCAGGAGCAACCCGCACCCGCGCGCGGCTCGCCAGAAAGAAGGTACGC